TCCTTTGCTTACTCCATATATAGAATGACCATAGCCTTGTAATTCTGCAATAGATTTTGGTTCTGCGCTGTCAGCGATTACATTCTCATTTATATTGTTTTGGGATAAGAATCTGCTTATATCTCTATTTAACATTCCTTTCTTGTATAATACCTCGTCATATATATAAGCATTGTTCCATTTATATAATGCTATAATCGTTGTTGGATCCACAGAATAGCCAAAGTCTAATCCATATCCTAATAAACGTGCTTCAACTGGTATGTTGTCAATCTCTTTCCAATCAGGAATACAAACCCCTTCGAGACTTCCAACTTCGCCGAGACCGTATACACGCCACCAATTTGCCCAATACGTTGATGTCTTTCCTTTTTCTTTTGCTTTCTCTATTTCTTTTATAATAGATTCATCTAATACATCGTTGTCTTTATATGTTAGTGTTATGTAATCTGAATCGTTTTGTCCAATAATCTCTTTGTCTACCCAAAACAAGTTTGAGGGATTGTAATCCAACCATATGGTGCCACTTGTTCTGACAGCTAATTGATTGTATGCGTCAAATGGTACATTATTACACTCATTAATATATAAATCGGTGCGACGTGCTCCTCTCAATTTGTCTGGTTGGTCGCTTGAAAAGAACTCAATGTAACTTCCATTTGTGAATGTATATTTTAAAGTACTTCGATTAAATTGATTCTCTTTGTATCTGTTTAGACTTTTAAGTAATGATGTAAAATCTTTAACACAACCACGTCTTAAATGTGGGATTGATTCACTTACAACGCTTATTTCTTTGCCTTCATTTTTAATTGCGTAATCTATTAGAATAAGAAGAATACAAATAGTTTTACCAGCTGATGTGCCTCCACGAACTACTCGTATTCTTTTATTTAAGTCTCTAAGTTTATTTAATGCAATTGTTTTTTTTACAAGCATACTAATCTACAAACAACGGGACATCCTCGTTTATTGTAATGTCTTTCGTTTCTCTAGGTTTACCAGCATAATAATTATAAAACAACTGAACGCATTTAAAATCTGCATCTTCAAGGCCTTTCTTTAATGCTGCAAATGCTAATGGTTCTAATGGTGTTAACTTCTCTATTAATTTAACCTCATCTTCTTTTGCTTTTCTTCCTGCTCCGTCTCGTTTACCTCCGTGTGCCATCTTGAAATAATTTGATTATTCAACTATATAATAAAAAAACTAACTAATTGTTAATTGGTCTTGATTGATTTGTTCTGTTAACTTCTTTAGTCTTTTGTATTGTGTCTCATAAAAACCTTCAATTGTACCAGCTGTTTTAAAATCCTCTGGATGAGCGTGTATCATATCTTGAATTCTTTCGTTTATAGTCTCATAGTCTTTTTTTAATTGTGGGTCAAACCCAATCCAATCTTTTACAGTTCTTTCAAAGTGTAACACCGTTGAATGGTCTCGTTTCACTGTTTTACCTATTGAAGACAAAGAAATTCTAGTGTATTGTCTTGATAAGTAAAAATACATTCCTCGTGCTTCTACATATTCACGTTTCCTTGTGTCTCTTGTTATGTCTAGTTCGTAATATTGTTCAACGACTTCTTTTATTATTTGTAAACTCATAGTTTTAATTTATTATTGTGTATTATTTCTTTAATTGTTAAATATCCTGATTCGTGTATTGCTTTTAATATTCCTGCACAAGCCTCATAATGCTCGTCTTTTTCATATTCGTCTAATGCTTCTTCAAGTTCTAGTATGTCTTTGCCATTTGCTATGTCTACCAACGCCAATAAATAAAACTCCTCAATTAATTTTTTATTCATTTAACCCTAAAATTACATATTTATTTTTTAAACCATATTGTGGCACATTCTTTAATATATATATTATTGTTTTTTGTATTTCTCTTCCTGTGTAATTAACTTCATTATGTTCTTTTAATAATAAAACGTCTCCTATTTTGTAAGATGCTTTTTTTCTTAATTCAAAGTTTTTAACTCCACTTTTTATTTGTTCAAAGTATATTGGCAATATTTTTAATTCGTGTTTCAATACTCTTTGTGGTCAAGATATTTTGGCGTGTATCTTTTCTTTTCTTTTAGTTTTTGTCCGCTGTATTTAGAATATAATATATCTAAAGTTGTAATTGCTATCTTATCGAATTCAACTATTTCTTTATCGTTATATTTTAAATTCATTTTTAATAAGTGTTCTCTTTTTTCTTCTTTTGTTTTTATGTGCCAATCCATTATAATCTATCTTTTACTTGTTCTATTATTTTGTTGTGTTTTTCAGGACTTAAAAAGTCAACCAGCTCCCTTGTATTAAATAAAGTGTATGTGTTTTCAATAAAGTCATTTTTTTCTTTTTTATCTTTTGCTTTGTTGTAGCTTTTTATTTCATAGATTGTAGCGTGGTCAATCATTTTATTTTCTTTTTCGTTGATGCTACATCTTACAATAAAACATTTTATTATTGTGTTGTCTTTTAAAGTAAGATAAGCAAATTTAGATAATTGTCTCAATGTGTTAATACTTACTATATCATCATTGTTTTTATGGTCTATCATAAATCCATACGTTTGGCCTATTTTCGTAATAAAGCCATCAATGTCCATTATAGAACGTTTTCCGTCTGTGTTGTTTGATATTAACCAATTTAAATGATTGTTGTGGTAATCTTCTTTGTAATTCATAATTGTTCCGGGGTTATAATGTCAAATATACTAATTTGATTTTGTGCTATATGTTTATATACTTCTGATTTAAATTTAATTATGTTTATGTTGTCGTTTGTTTCTTCTCCTATATACTTATAACTTTTTGTTACACTTTCTTTTCTTAGTTTAATTCCTGTATTAAACTTTATCTCTCCACTCTTTTCTTTTTCTATTAAAGATTGATTAATTCTTTTTACTTGTTCGATGTCATTGCTTTCATTTGATAATTTCCAATTGTGAACGTTTCGACTCATTCCACTAAACAAAGATGGATTACTTGTTTTTATATAAAGACTTTTATTATCCTTTTTATACATAGAACCAAAATAGTTTAACAATTTAATTCCTATGCCTAGGCCTTGAAAGTCTGGCAAAACTACAATCCGACTGATTCTATACGCGTTTTGAATAGTTCCAGATGGCAATGGTAATATACCAACAAAAGCAACTGGCTTACTATTATATAAAACAACATAACATTTACACGCTTTGTTTAAATCTTCGGTTAAATAATGATGTTGTTTGAATAAGTTCCAAGTTTCATATCTACATCGAAATATCTGAAGTTCAATTTCTGGTCTTCGCCTTCGATGTGTCGCTATCTCAAGACGACCTTTTTGTGGTGAGTAAATCCAATCTGGTTGTAACCAATTCATTATATCAAAATGACACGACGCTAGAACTATTCTTTTATTGTTTCTTCTTATATACTTCTGTAACGCGTTGCTCATTGCTTTTGCTACATCTCTATCAACAACACTTGTATATTCATCAATTAATATAGTTTCTTGTTGAGTTGCTTTGCCAACTATGTAAGCAAGATTTGCTCTGTATTGTTCTCCATTAGACAAAACCCTATAAGGTCGTAACCAAGTGGGAACTGAAGACAATCCCATTGAAGATAACAATTGAGTTGCTTCGTCTGGTGATAACCAATCAAAGTTTGATATTAGCGCTTTGTCGTGGTCAAAATAACTTTTATCAAATGGCTTTTTAAAATAGTGTTTTAATATAGATGTTTTACCAGAGCCACTCCCACCATACACAACACCAATGTTAAAATCTTTTGGCATTGAATCTAAATTAGCATTGATAGTTATTTTTGATTCTTGATTATTTTGTATATCAAAACCATCACACACATATTGTGTGTACTTATCATTAATTATTTTATTTGATAATTCTATTTTCATTACTTATATTCTGGTTGTGATATTATTATTTCGTCTAAGTGCATACTTAACGAGTCAGATATTTCTTCCAATGTTTTGTTTTGAAATTGTGTTTTATATATTTCAATAGCTTTATAAAACTTATCTTCTCCACTTTTTAAAACATCTTTAGAACAATGAACCAAACCAGGTCGTCCATTCATTTTATTAATTGGAATAAAACTAAAATAATCTCTTTCGAATAATTGACAATATATAAATGCTTGCAAATCGTAATCAGCTGATTTTACTTTCCACCAATTAAAATCTTTTGGATTAACTCGTGTGGTTTTTAAATCATAGATACAATTAGAATCAAGTAAATCAGCTTTACCTCTTATTGGTATTCCTGCAAGTTCTTTTATTGCTGGAACTTCTACTTCACAATTGTCTCTAATCTTTTTTAATGTTTCTTTATTATTTAAAATGTCCACCCAATATTCAGCTAATCGTTGGTCTTTTGTTTTATAAACTTTGTCTTCTCCATACTTGTTTACAGCTTCAACATATATTTTTGAGTTCGTTCTCTCAGCGTCTATAAAATTTAAAGCATAGAATTTTTTAGGTTCTAAATACAACCAATGTACTAAACTTCCCAATCTTAAAGCTTCGTTAGATTTTTGTTTTTTACCTTTTAGTTGTTTTAATATTTCTTCTGGCGCGTTTAACAAATCTTTTAAACTTGAAGAACTTAAAACTTTTGTAATATCTAACGTATTGTAATAAAAATCGTCGTCATACATTTGTGTTTCAATTTCTTCTTTACCCCAACTATCACCATTTAATAATGTAATCATATTGTTGTTTTTAATTTTCTTACTGATTGTCTTCTAATCTTTGAAGTTCTGTCAAATATTAAACGAGATTGTTCAATTGTTGTTGATTCGTCTTCTACAATATCAGTAATTATTGTGTGAATTAGATTTGCCATAATTAAATGGTCGTTTTCATTGTATGCCATTTCATACAACTCAATTAGTTTTTCTATATTGTTCATTGTTCTATATTTAAAAAGGGGACTTTCGCCCCCTATATTATTAATTTCCGTAAATGTATTCGTCTGAGAATTTTCTTGTAATACTATAAATTTCGCTTTGTATTCTTTTAGACATAATATAAATACTATCGGTCTTTCTATCTTTACGGTCAAGATTTGGATTGTTTCTATATTCCCTAATTCGAGCTATTTTACTGTTGTTAACAGCAGTATTAATTAATTCTAATTCTTGTTTTGTAACTTTTAACGTGTATGTATTTTCCATTTTATTTGTTATTTGTTTGTTAATAATACTCAAATATAAACAAATAATTTTAACATACAAACAATTTATTAACTTTTTTGTTGTTTTATTTTTTCTATGTATAAGGTAGCGTCCATAAGTTCTTCCTGAAGATGTGTAAGAAACTTATAAAACCCATCAGGATTATCGTAAAGAGTTGTATTGTATTTTATAATACCATCTCTTGACCTTGATTTATACTTATTTAATACGCTTTGAACTATTGGGTCCTTTGGTATATTGTTATAAGAGTAGCCGGTGCTATCAGTTGTCCACTTCTTATCTTCTTGCATCTCGTGCCATTTTTCTATTGAATCGCTCATTG